AATTGATAATTTAATCTTTTATAACGATTATTGAAAGTATCTGGTAACCAATAGGTTTCTTTATATTCTACTTTAACGTTGGCTAAAAAGAAATCTAGATCGTTATGAGTAATTACGATCTAGCAACAAATCCCAACACACCACCAGAAACATTAGACCGTCTGGCTAATGATAAAAATTATATGGTTCGTTGTGGTGCTACATATAATTCCAACACACCACCAGAAACATTAGACCGTCTGGCTAATGATGAGGATTATTGGGTTCGTTCGTCGGTTGCAGGAAATCCCAACACATCACCAGAAACATTAGAACGTTTGGCTAATGATAGGAATTCATGTGTTCGTGGTGAGGTTGCATATAATCCCAACACACCCCAATACATCAAAGATTATCTTAAAATTAAAAATTACTTGAGTTCTACGGCTACCGTATCATAATCAAAACCTTCTTCGTTATAGATCTTAATTCTAGACATAAAATGTTTAAGTGTGTAATTGTTACCGAGATCGTCGGCAATATCGTGAACAATAACTTTTTCTTTTGAAGAGTGTTTTCTTAAACCTCTTCCTATCGTCTGAAGAATAAGAATTCTACCCTTAACAGAAGACGCTAAAAGAATGTTATGCAGATTCTTTATGTTGACTCCGGTACTAAAGATCTTATAAGACGCAATAATAATGGCGTTATTTTCTTGCTCACAAATCTGCCTAACGTTTTCACGAATCTCAACATCTACACCACCATGCAAAAAGAAAACCTTTTTGTTCGGATTATTCTTGAGTATGTTGTATAATACTTCACCATGAGTTTCAATACGTGAAAACATGATAAGAGTATTATTGCTTAGCTTACCCGCATAATCACAGATAAAATTATTTCTCTTTTCGTTACCGATAAGATATTGAACCTCATCTTCATAACGAGCAAACTTTTGGGGTTTATGTTTTAGAACAACACATCGGATGTCAAGTTTGGAGATTCTACCTCTATCAATTAATTCTTTAGTGTTGGTCGTCTTATAAGATGGGCCGAATAATCCTGTGATAGTCAATTCATTCGGTTCTTTAGCGTCACCATCGTTTGTGAGTGTTCCCGTAAATCCAAAACGGTATTTAATATCGGGACAATTCTTCATGATATTAATAAGACTTTTAGCAACTGCCCTATGACATTCGTCTACGATGACAACATCATATTGCCTAAAGAATGACTTTTCCTTATCATAAATGGATTGAAAAGTTGAAAGATGAACGGGATTATCAGAGTTTTTACTTTGACCACTATAAATCATGTGGCAGTATTCTTCTGAATCCAGACCATATTCGGCAAACTCTTTAAAGGTTTGTTTAATCAGACTCGTTGTTGGGAAAATGATAAGAATCTTTAATTTTTTTAGAAGATAATATCGTACAATACTGTAAATTTGAAATGTCTTACCTGAAGATGTTGGTGAGATAATAGTTTTTCTATTATAGCGAAGACATTCATATGCAGCACGAATTTGGTAATCATCCGGTGTTATATTGGCTTTTTTACCCAGTAAATTAACAAAACCTTGTATTCCTTCTTCTGAGATTTCCTCATTTATTTCAAAAGGTAAGCCATATTGCTTATTGTCTTTGAACTCGTAAGTTAAATCATGAAGCTTTAATTTGGCAATAACCTTGTCTAGAAGACCAGCATAAATTTCTCCGGTAGACGTGGAAAGCATACAAATCTTGCCATCCCATCCACCTCTTTTATAGGCAGGAGAATACTTCGCTCCCGGAGAATCAAATTTAAAATATTGAGCCATTTCATAAAGAATATAAGGCTCACAGATTAACTTAATAAAAGTCTCGTTCTTTTTCTGGATAATAACATCACTCATTATTGACCTGCGATAAATTTATGCCACTCTAGAGAATCTCTGATCTGGAAAGAGCGATTATGAATTTGTTTAAGAATATCTTCTAGGTATTTTATTGTGTGTCCATAATAATCTAACATATATTTTAACTTATTAAGATCTTCATCAGCATCAATGTAAATGCCAACGTCCGACTTCATGATCTTATGAAGAAAAGGTTTTTCTTTATAAACCTGTTCGTCTGCTTTACCAGAATAATATAGCCATTTTTCTTTGTATAGATTCTTATATTCTAACTCTTTTTGTTTTTTTAAGATAAAAACACGGTTTAGGATCTCATGATATTTACCGTGTAATTGTGGAATTCTTATTGCTTCTTGATGTAAATTATCTGCATCAATAACGGAATCTTCTCTCCACAATTGTTCAATTTCACTTTGCTTCATAAAGGATTGCCTTTTCTATCCAAGAATTCAAAGTATGTATATTGGAATTTTACGGTTGCGAGAAAAGGATCTGGCTTAGAAATGGTGGCATCAAAAACCAGTGGTGTTAGTGTATATGGAAACAAATCATAATATCTGACTTGTAAAGTAATTCGGTTATTAGAGTTAAGTATTTGAAGAGTTCCATCAGAATAAATGTTGATACCAGAGTTGTATTTTGTATAGTCAACTCTATCAGTATCTTGTAAATCATAAATCTGCTGAAGTGATTCAGGGAAACTCATTCCCCTAATCCAACGATTAATCTCTATGTAATTTGTTAGGTCTTCATCAACAATAAATCGTAACTCAAAATCATCCATTCGTAGTTTATTTCCAGGATGTGGAATATCTCTTCCAATACCTGTACTTTGGGTTGCCAGTGGTATTTGTATTCCTGGAACCGAAGCCGAATTAGCAAAGAACACTGTTTTTGGTGCCCGTGATAAAGTAAACCGATATTTTGTCGGGTATGAATAATTTCTGTTCTCAATCTGCGTATTGGGTTTGATATAATCGGGTTCTGGCATATTGAGTCTTTTATTGTGTATTTATGGGTGGATTATTACTTTTATTGTGAAAGGCAATAAAAAAGGAGGCCTTTTGAGCCCCCTTTGATGTTATTTGTGATCTTATATCAGGCGAGGTTGCGAATAGCAACACGACGATAATAGCGGTTGCTATTAGGAATAAGACGACCTAGGCCTTGAGTTAGTCCTTCGGAGAAAGGATTAGCTACCATTCCATAACGACTCTTGAAGCCAATTCTAGGTTGAAAACTTTTTGGATCAACAGCACGAACCATTTGAAGGGGTACATAAGGACAGTAGAAAATACCCGCGTCCATAGGTGAAGCACCCTTATAACCAACAACATAATAATGGGTGTTGCTGGTGTTAGCAGCATAGGCATCAATATATACTTTAAATTTACCCATCAGAGTACCAGCAAAGAGATTGCCGGTATCATCAACACTAAGATTGGAATTAAGAGAAGGAGTATAATCAAGTACACCAGCCATAGTTAGCGCAGAGGCTACGTCAGCGGAGCACATGATAATATTACCCTTTCCGCGACGAGTACGCTGACCGACAGCGTTGGCATCACGTTCCATTTGGAAAATAAGACCCTTAAACTTCTCTACAGACCAACGGCCGTTGGAGTCAATATCAAGGTCAAATACACCAGGAGTAGCAACGTTATTTACAGCACCTTGTTCGGCCACTCTATAAATGGTACGAATAATCTCACGGTTGATCTCAGCGAGAATCTCAGTGGAAAGAATATTCGCAAGCTCAGCTTCAGCAGAGAGGTTGTGAATAGCACGAAGATCCTGCATCATCTCTAGGCTGTACTCACCAGCTAGAGCACGGCTCTGAGCCTGTACAGTGACTTTCTCAATAGTGAAAGCCATCTCATTGAACTGGTTGGTATCACCATTACCGAGATTCTCAGAATCACCAGTCTCCATACCTTGACCAATGTTATAGGTCTCAGTAGATGTTTCAGTTGGGTTCAGTAGGCCAGGATTGCTACCACGCTGAGTAGTACTACCGAAACCAGCGGCAGTTGAACCGAAACCAGCAAGGCTAAGGCTGTTATTCTGACCGGAGAAAGCGGTATTGACTTCATCGAAGAAAGTCTCAGGACCAGTTTGATTGGTATAACGACTACGCATAGCGAAGATAAGACCAGCGGGGCCAGTCATCGGCTGCACACCAGCTAGATCATAAGCCACAAGATTAGGCATAGAGCGCCGAATCAGGCTGATTAGAATTGGGTCAAAACCGGCTACAGGGCCAGCAGCAGAGGCACTACCAGTGAAACCACCAGATGTACCAGCAGCATTAGCTGAGTTGGTAGGGGCTTCCATTAGTAGTTGGCCGGATTCAAATGCGGCGGAATCACGGAGGAAAACTTCTTGGTTTTCTAGAAGCTGTGCAGTAACTTCACGACGATGACGATCTTTGATTGGTTCTAGTTGATCGGAATTCAGAAGTGGTGCCCACTTTCGTTGCAGATTTTCTTGTACGAACATTTACTTGTACCTCTTAGGTGTGTTTGGGTTTGATTGAATACTAAAATCAGGTGTTAACTCCAATAGCTCTTAAATAAGTCTCCATTGCGGGAGAATAATCTGGCTCCTCATGGTATTCAGTACCTTCGGAAAGAGTTTCTAATTGAGCATTTTGGACTCTTGATTTTTGTGGAAAATAAGATTCCCGAAGAGTCTCTAATTTCTCACGATATGTGGCTTCACTTTCAAACTCAACACTTTCTGCAAGCGAAGCGAGCTTTTCTTGCTGGGTCATCGCTAGACCATCAGCAACTTCATCAAAAATCCTATCAGCCACAGACTCAGAAAGTTTCTGAGTTAGCTGCATATTCTTTTCAATTTGCTCGTTGAGTTTATCTTCCATTTCATCTAGTTTTTCTACCATATTCTCTACGATGTCATACTTCTCCTCAGGGAGATTTACATGATGATCTTCAAAAAGTTCAAACAGTTTGCCTAGGAAAGACTCGGCAATCTGTTCTTTAATGCCATACTGAACGGCGAGTTTATTGTCGCTGATCCATTCGTCGGCGACGTACTCAAGATAAGCATCCACACGCTCTTGAAGTTCAGAAGCAATAACTTCTACTTCCTCAGCAAGGGCAGCCTCATATTGCTCTTCAAGATGTTCACGAATTTCACTAACCTTGGACCGTACAGCGGCCTCATAAATTACACGAGTTTTTTCTTTAAACTCTTCAGAAAGACCTTCGCCTTCTACGATGGCATCAACGTCTTCTTCAAAGTTATACTCTTCTTCAGCAGACTCTTTCATGGACTCTTCTTCGTCCTCTTCTTCTTTTTCTGACTTTTTGGATTTCTTCTTAGGAGCTTCTTCTTCTTCGTCCTCATCCTCGTCCTCGTCATCCTCTTCTTCTTTCTCTTCCTGAAGCTCTTCCTCGTCTTCCTCTTCGTCTTCTAGGTCTTCTAGATCTTCATCATCTTCATCATAATCTTCTTTCATTTTCTGCATTGGTTCAGCAGGTTTAGCGTTACGAGTTACAGCGTCAGAAACTCGCTTTAGTCTGGCAGCAGGATCGGCGATTTTATTAGAATCATCATCTGGCTTGGAATTCTCTGGAGTAGGACCGCCTAGATCTTCCCAGTTGCCAGTTTGGCCATCAGGAATACCAGTGGTCAGCTTTTTCATAGGTTCACCAGCCTTAGCACCGCGATTCACTTGAGTCACTGAATGTGCATTTTTAGCTTCCATTTCACTAAGATTTTGTCTAGTACGAGGCATGTTTTTCTCCGATTACCTGTTTATATTCTGTATTTATTTAGAAATTTTAGTTTTTATCAAATAAGATTTAGATAGTTTTCAAAGTGCATAAGCATTCTCTGCTCATCCAATCTCCTTGAAACGACATCTTTTTCAATTTTATTCTTAATATTATAAGCAACATAATCCTGTCGCTTAGAATCGTAAAGCCACTCTTTACCTTCATAAATTCCATTAACAAAAGCGGCAGCACCAACACTGGGGTCAGCAACAATATCAACGGTTGAGATCATTAGATCATCGCCTACAATATTGTAACCTTCATTATTAGGCCGAACAGAACCTAGTGCGCGGCTGCTTACACCCAGAACAACACCCTCGTCAATAAGAGACTGTGCAATCTTGCCTAGTGGGGTATTAAGAATTCTTGCTTTCCCATAAAAATAATTACCTTTCTCTTCAAGATTGGTAATTATGTGTGATACTTTGGTTAAATCAATAGAAGGTGTGCTATTGTGATTCAGTTCACCTAAAGATCTTTTTGATTTAATGTAATTTTCATTGTATGTTGAAACGGCATTCCGTAGAGTCCGCATCGGATAGATCCGGTTGTTACGGTTGGGTTTATCACCCATCATGAAATTACCCTCAATGTAAAGAGTCTTTTTACCTCCTACATTTTCTTCTAATACTTTTACCGATTCAGCCTCTTCTCTAATAAGTTTCATTATTGCTTAAGTTTATTATGAACTATTTATAGAAACGTGTAATTATTAGGCATCTCCTGAAATTTGGACTTGTTGATAATAAATTGCACCAGCATTAACACCGAAAGCTGAGATCTTTGCAGAAGCTCTTAGATCAGCATCATTAGCGGTATAGGCAGTAACAATACCAGATGAATTATTATCAACGATAATACGTCTTGAGTAAAAACCATCAACACCCATAGCTGCGGTTTGAACGTTTGTTACTCTCTTATGGGTAAAATTATAATAACTTTGATTTGGTGAAGTCAGTGAAACATAATCACCAATACCAAAAGGTGAAAAAGTTCCTTCAAGAAAGTTTATAATAGTTGTAGCTCCAGTAGTAATACCGGCAACTCGTGCTGATACAGGAGAAAGAGCGAGTGTATATTGATTATTAGCTACAACGTAATAACTTCCTGATGTGGCACTAGGTTCTGAATCTACTGTAACAAATGCGTTTGCAGTTGGAACGATTCTAAGAGTATCACTATAAATTTGAAATGCTTGTGAAGTGGTGGCCGAACCAGCAGAAACAGAAAAAGAACTACCGACACCAACAGGTTTGTGAGCCATTTATAATATGAGTCTAAGTATAATTTTATTTAGGAATTAGCTAATTTCTTTCCATTGTATAGATACACCCACAGTAGCATTATATGAAGGGTCAATATTATAAACTCTAACAGAAAATATCTCTGAATCTGTTGAATCAAAATTCTGGGCAAGAAAATTCTTCTTGGCTTGTGGTCCAATTTGAGCATTAGCAGAAGCCGCATTGGGAGTATTAGCATTTTGACTACTTCCAGCAGCATAACCACCAATAAAGTCCTCATAATAACTCGTTGAAATCCCGGTTGCTGTTTGGTTATATTCAACGGCAGAGTTCGCGTTTTCAGAAAGCCACGTTCCAGTGGTATTAATGCCAACAGATGTGGGGATTTTTACAACTTCATATTTCACATTAGCCCCAACAGCAAAAACTGTGAGATTTGTTAGTTTTACGATAACTCTATTCTTTTCACTACCAATAGTATTTTTTAATCTTATTGAAATTACAGGTAAAGAAGAACCCACACTAATACTTCTTAACGAAGAAGTATGAGACCACTCCATCCCCGTTTCCGTATAACCACCTTCACTCATAACAGATGCACATATCTGCGAAAAGGAAGTAGCAGAACCAACCGGACCAGAATTCCTAATTTCACATCTAACAGGAAGATTGGGCATTCTCATGTAAACGGTCTCAAGTTCATTGGAATTATAAAATTCGTGGCAAATTATATTCTTTCCGTTAATAGAAAATCCACAACGAACAATACCAACACCTAACCATTCAAAATCAATAATAAAAAGTTGAGTTTTGGTTATATCCAGAATATAACCCGAAGGTGAATTACCATCAAGAGTATCAATATTCCAATTTTCTTGAGATACTCTTCGTTCGGTTAGGACGTTATTTACATCAGATCTAATTACGAAATTAATTTTTTCGTCCGCACCAATTTCAAGAAAAATTCCATTATAATCATCAAAATATCCGGTTCTTTTTATGTTATTTGTTTTGGAACCTCTAAAATTGATAGAAGAATAAATTAATTGGGATTTTCCTGGTGAGTATGGGTGATAATGTTTTGTTTGATGTATTGCATATGAGCCCGAATCAATTCCGACTTGTAGTATAGCGGCAGATTGATTCCTATCATGATAAACAGTTGATCCAGCACCAGACACAACGTTAATAAATTCTGGATTGAGGTAGAAAGAATGTTTATAATCCCCAAGAGTAAATGGTTCAGAAGTCCTAAGCCGACCGAAGGCATCCTGCTCTTGTCTGGGTGGTGCGAATAAATGACTCATACGATTCTCCAAGCATTATTTTTCCATATAAAAGTTAGACTACCATAATCAAAAGCAAGAACGGCCTTATCTCTTCCGTCTATAAGATCCGAATTACTTGGTAGTATTGTGATATATCTGTTCATTCCTTTAGATGCTTCTCCTTTCTCATCCTTTACGATGAAAACTCTTCCTTCTCTATCAGCCTTAGGGAGTGTTATTGTTACAGCCCCAGCATAATCAACACCGATGTAATAGTCTCTGTGAGTGACCGAATAAAAAGAAGACGTTACCGTTCTTACCGGCAACGTCATAAAAGCAAGATTCGTTTCTCCACCACCACCTAGAGTTGATAGCTGTTGTTGTATTCTTTTTAGAAATAAACTATAATGTTTTTGTAGATCATCAAAACTTACGAATTTTTGATCTAATGGAGTCAAAGGATCATTACCTTGCTTTTTATCCGATGGCTCAGATAATAAACCCAAAGATCTTTCAATAATAGGTGCGACTTCTTCCTTGATTATTGGAATTTCTTTTTTTACTTTTCGTTTAGGTTTTTTCTCAGATTCTTCGGATAATTCATTCCACAATAAATTATTAAAGGAGTCTGAAACAAGATTCTCAAACTCCTCTTTTTGTTTTTTCTTTTCTTCTGATATTAAGTGAAAAAGATCGTTAAGATCCATTTCACTCTTCTTCTACTTGAAAAAGATTAGATGCTACTTCTGGGCGATATTCGTCAACTCGCTGCACGGCTTTCATTGTTAATGCGTCTTTAATAGCATCAGAAATCTGTGAAGGAGATTCGTTTTTAAGAATCAGTTGTACTAGGTCTTCCATAATTGTTTTTTAGGTAAGGTTATTTAGATTTCACCACCTTTCGGTGCTTCTACAGCAGATGTATCTACTTTAGGTTCAATGGGTACTTTACCCATATCACTATTAATATTATTTCCGGCTGTAACTACTGGCTGACCCGTTTTAGGATCAATTTCTGGCTTGTCTTTTGGATCTGGAATGATACCATTTTCAATTTCTTTTTTGATTTGTGCATCCTCTTCCACTATCTCTTGATCAGTCTGTCTCAGAATTTTACGACGAACATAATCTTGTGAAAAATATACACCGATATAAGGTTCGGCGATTTGAGCAGTATTTAATCTTTCCGATAGAAGTTCAGACTCTTTTAGTTCTGCGAAGTGATTATCGTATAGGAAGTCAAATTGAATATGTTCATTCATCACCTTCCAATCTTCAGGAGTGATAATATTTTTTAGAATAAGTTGCGTCTTAAGAAGATCTGTAAAGAGAGTTGAAAATCTTTTTCTTAGACGACCTACGAATTTTGAGAATTTAACTTCGTCTCTTAGAATCTCGGAAGATCTACCTAGATTAAATCCTGAGTCTCCACCGATTCTGGATTCGGGAACATTTAGGTCCTTATAGAGTTTTCTTTGGAAGTAGTTAATATCAGTTAATTCTCCTAAATTACTGTTTTTTGTATAAATTCCACAAGAAAGTGCAAAAGTATGATAATCGTGGAGAATTTCATTATCGTCAATTGTTAGGGTTCCAACTTCAATTTCTTCCGTTAGATGTTCAATAGTATCAATAAATATAAAACTTTCTGTCCCATTTTTGTGTGAACTTATTAGCATAGTATCAACTTCTAAGTCCTTGGCCTCAACAAAACCAACATCATAAATCGGAAACTTGTGATCATAAGTACAAACAACACGCTCTCCATTATCCAATGTAATCTTCATTACCTTTGCACTCTTTTGAGTCACACCAGCCCAAGAAATTAATCCTGGAGAAAATTCACCTGTAGTGGGGTGACAAGAATAAGTCCATAAATTTTTGCCTTCTTTAAGTTCATTTTCAATATCAGAAATAGAAAGGTCTCTTCCATCCAAGAGGGAAACCTTTGTATCCATAGCTAAACAGCCCCCAGGAACAATATCCAACTGAGTACCGCGACCACCTTCTCTTCGGGGAAGGAAGAAGTCATCCATAATACTCATAAACTTCTTATCGTCTCTAATAGTACCATCTGCCGTTGAATATGCAGAACGATTACGATAACGAAGCATAACATCACGGAGATATTGTTCAGCTTTTTGCTTTGGTAGATTACCAACATCAATATAAAACACCCGCCTTTCGGAACTACGAAGAAGTCTGTAAATTACTAGACTATCCTCAATCATTCTTAATTGGTTGAGAGTCTTAGATGCTTTGTTCAGATATGATAATGTGGTTCCTTTATTTCTGTCTACAAGACCGCTAGTACAATAAACAACAGAATCTCTAGCGAACTTAACTGTTTTTTCCTGTCCTGCATTCATGTCCTTTGGTGTTCCAACAGGATATGAAGTAGTAGGGGTGTAGATGAAATACTCTTCCAGCTTGGGGAATTTGTAATTCATCGGATCAGAATCACCGTATTCTTTAACGACTGCCTTATCGTTTTTTACTTTAAGTTCTTGTCGCACATAACGCATTTTAAGAGCGTCAATATATCTTAGGTCTAGAATGCCATCTTCAGGCTTTTTAATATCAATAACCTTATGATAATAAAGTCTACCGTCAACAAACCAGTTACGATAGATTTCGTGAGCTTTCTTATCAAAGTCTAACAGCTCTAGAATATATTTAAATTCTTTACGGATAGTATTTTTAAGATCTTCACCAACGTTTAAATTTGATAGTTCAATTTGAATAGGGCTATCGTTAGTGTCTGATACAATTGCCTCATTTACAATATCTTCAATAGCGGAATCAACTTCTGGATGAAGCGACATTTCACGGTATCGTCTGATAAGTTCAAATTCTGTTCTATAGATACCCTCAATGTCAATATATGAACCAAAAAATCCACTAGTTAGATAAAAATCAGACCCGTCCTCATCAGAAGGAGGAACGGGTGATAGTGTACTAGGGGATAATTCTAAATCATCATCAAAAGAAAAACCAAACAAACGAGCCATAACTACTTGTAATTACTACCTTGTATTTATTAGCGAATAACCAGCCCGTTTTGGTCTCCGTCTTCTCCGGCAGTCATATACTGAACCTGGAATTCTACACTAAATTCTGCAATGGTATTATCCTGCTCATAAGAAAGAGCCATTTCACCCACATCTGAGGGCCAAATATCATACAGTTTGAATCGTCTTAGTGGACGGATTCCAACGTTTCCTACGGCCCCGCCAGTAGCGGAGTTTCTTGTTGAGAACCGACCAGCATCAGCACCCCGACCTAATTGATCAACATAAGCATTCACCATATATGCCGAAGGTGAAGTTGCACCAGTAGCGTTCTCTAGCTTGTTGATACCATTCTGCCACTGCAAAAATGCGTTGTGTAGTTTGAAATCTTCGTCGTTAATAACGGTGATAGTCCATGGTGCAAAAGTTCTATCTCCAGAAACTTTTAGAGCCCGACCACGAAAAGGAACATCAATGGGATTAACGGTTGAACCAGGAATAGCAGCAGCTTTACACAGAAAATTTAGAGTTCGCGCTTCTTCCTGCCCCCAGGTAATTCCAAGGCTAGTTGGAAAAGTGGGAATGCTGACTTCAAAGAGATTAGGTCTAGTGCCACCACCAGCAAGACGCTCTTTAAAGCCAGTAATTGTTCTTAGAGTTGACATTTAATTTATCCTCCTTATTAGATATTTAATAATAATTAAACTCTACCAATAACTTCTTCAAAACTTACACCAGTTCTGGTAGCAACATAGGTAAGAGTGATAAAGTTAATAGCCTTAGCGGGTTTGAGGAAGATGTCGCCTCGGAATTCATTGTTATCAATAATGTCTGGAGTGTTATTGCTATCATCACAAATAACTCGGAAATCAATAAGACCTCGTTTGGCCATCACATCCCGAAGATAAGGTTCAACGATATTGATAAAGTTTGAACGAGTGATTTCGTCATTTAGTTCAAAAAGTGTTGCCTGAGCAGTACGTTCCAGAGATTGTTCAACGGTAAGGAATAGTCTCCGTACATTGATTCTATCAAAAGCAGAAGCATAACCAAGAGCTGTCTTATCACCGTAAAGAAGAATACCAACTCCGGGTTGATTGATAATGGAGTTGATTCGCTGTGAATACAGTCGATCTCTTTGTGGGCGCTCTGAATTATAGGCTAGTTTGATTGCGCTATTAAGAATACCACGTTGCTGTCCAGCAGGAGAGAACCAAGGATATGCAAAGATACTAGTTCTTACACAAAGACCAGCAACGTCAGCGTTGGTTGGAATATACCGGAACTTATTGTTGAATCGGTCAAAGGTGTACTTATAGTTGTCATCAAAGACAGCATATGAAGAAGATGCGAGAGGTGCATAGAAAGAAATAATATTTGCAGTCTGAGTGTCTCGGTTGGTTACACCAACAACATCATTCTTGTGGGGTGAAATTGTTGCGATACAATCCTTTCGCTGACCTGCGATGGAGATGAGTTCTTGGGCTTTTGCCTGAGACTCGGCCTTTTCGGTCAAACCAGGTCCCATGACCAAGTAATCGCAAGGGATTTCGTCTCTGTTATTGAACAGACGATACGCCGTGACCAAACTAGCAAGAGTGGCCTTCAAACCGCTTGTGGCGCCGTAATTAGCTCCTCCGCTAAGATTATAGGTTACGTTGCCGATAACAGAGAAAGTTTTACTCTGGGTGTCTTGATTCCACTGACCTTGAGCAGTAGTAATACCGACAAATCCACTAGAGAATCCAGTTTGATAAACTGGTTCATTAGCATTGCTATTATCGGAAGGATCGTCACCGACGTAGACGTAATTGGAGAATTGAGCAAGATAAGCTTTCCACCAAATCTTCTGAGGGGAATTTACTGCGCTGATAGCATCAGTGGCCTTAGAAAGGAAAAGATGTTTCTCAAGAAGATTACCTTGAATTCCGGTAACAGTACCAGTGTCATCTACAACGGCAACGTGAATAGCATCGTTTCTTGAATTCCGCTCAGTAGCAAACTCGCTAGTGATTGGTTTAGGTGCGATTGACTTCCAGTAGATAGTAGTATTTGTTAGATTTAGTTGTTGTTGATCGTACCAATCCACAACAGAACTAGCGGCAAGAGTCTGAGTTGTTTGAGCAACACCAGCGGAATTGAGAACGGTAATATTGCTACCACTAACGAAAGATGTTAGTGAATCACCTTCTTTGTAGGTTACGAGTTGTTCGGCAGTGCTACCAGCAGCTACGCGAGAAACAATTTTAACATCTAGTGAGGTTGATGTTTTACCAGTTACAATAGCCTTAAGATAACCATTAAAAATGCTAGTTGAACCAACACCAGGAACAACCTGATTGGTAAGAGCAACGGTTACACCCATTCCGATAGATGTTGATGTTGCAGTTCCAGCAGAAACGGTAAGAGTTTGATCTGCCTTATCGTCAATAATGCAAACCTTTAAATTGTTGGCCCATGAACCAGGATTTTTAGCAGAAAAAATATAATTTGCGATATCGTCTGAATGATTTAACTCGTAATCATCAAAATTCTTGATTTTGAGGGTTGGGGCGCCGCAGGTTGATACTCCAGAAGCATTACGAATGGCATTTGCATTTACTAAATTATTATCATCTACACGAACAACCTTCATTACCCCACCGTAGGATAAGAAGGAACTAGCACTCATCCAATACTCGTATTGATTATCTGTATTCTGTGGTTTACCAAAAACATTAATAAGATCTTGTTCAGTAACAATATCAATAGGATCTTCTACTGGGCCTAGGGGAAAAGGGCCGGCAAAAGCACCGATATTATCAAGTACGTTATCAGCACGCCCTACAGTAAGATCTACCTCTCTGGTAAGAACCCCTGGAGATAATTGAGGTGTCGCCATTTATTACTCCGAAATAATTCAACTTGCTAAAAATTATTTAGGAAAAAGGGCTTTTTAGTAATAATTAAAAAGATTTAATAAAGTATTCATCTCTTCATCTTCAACGACTTGCCACATGTCTCCTGTTTTCTCATCAACAATAACATCTTCCGAGAAAGGAGCAAATCCAAATGGTAATACATCCTCTTCCTCTTTATCTTTTTTCTCAGCCAGAAGCCTTTGTCTGAGATCAATATCAATAATATCTTTGAAGTATTGATTGGTTGTTAACCATGAGAACATAACCAGACACATAACAAGATCGTCATTTCTACCAGATTCCGCTTCAAAGGTTGATCCTTTTTGTACGAACGTTGTTAATTCTGAAAAGATATCATAATCGTTTATTGTTAGAATATTTTCTTCTATTAGAGTTTTTAATTTGAGGCACCCAACTTTTTTGGTGTTTTTCTGCATTTTAACACCGAGTTCATACTTACCGGAGAAATTCTGACCGACAAATTGGCCACTTCTAGACTTCGTTGAACATAACAGCATATTTGGGTACTCGTCATCAATTAAATCTTTAGCAACCTCTCTACCTATTTCGTTTACTTCACACAATAAGAAACTTTGATTATATTGTAATGCAACTTTTTTTACTATGTCCGAATATAATTCAGGTTTAATCTCATTATCTCTATATTTTGCGACTACAGGATAAGGCGCTTTTATTATGTCAATAATAACAAAAGCACTATAATCTTTCTCAACGCCTTGGGCTGTATCTACAAGGGTTACATACACATGACCAGCTTTTGGTTCTTCATAAACATCTAGATTGTTTATTCTTCGTATTGGTGTATTTGTTACAATATTACTTAACTTTGAACCTGAAATAAGAGTTTCTGAAGATCCTAAGAATTCGGTATTAAATTCCTGATCAAAGTCTTTTTGGCTCGTGTTGGCGATTTGTTGTCGTTTCCATTCTTCGTCTCTTCCAGGAACGTCGGACCAATGAATTTCAAATGGATGATAATCATTTGTACCACTTTTCGCTTCAATCCACAACTTATAAAAGTGGTTCATCCCCTTAGGGGTTTGATGACCTAAGAAGTTATTGTAAAGTACGGAGTGACACCATTTATCATCGGGGCAATCTGGTAGAGAAACATCAAATACTTCAGCTTCAGATTTTTCTATATTTTTTATAGGAACCCAAATAAGATCTTCTTGAACATTATCATCAAGAAAAGTTCTTATGATGTCATTAGATACTTCATAAAAAGATTCTTTAAGATTTAATAATTGTTTTCTAGAAAAGGTCGTAAATGGTCTTTTTTTTCTTTTTGGAATTAATTTAAGATTTTCAACTTCTGTTGTAATATTTTCTAATATAAATTTAGCAGATCCTGGAACAACATCAGTACGATGTCCAATTCTGTTAGAATTTTGTATTAAACTATAACGATCATTTTTTCTTTTAAGATTAAACCCTATTTCCTCAAAATATTTGTGAGCGTAATTTCCGGTGATTTCTATAGAGTAACATTGAGAAATAACTTTTACTTTTTTTGAGGGTTTTGTTTTTGCGCTATACACTGAGCCTATTATACCTAAATTCGCCAATAAAAGCTGAACTTGATTGATCAACTCTTTTGACGTTGAAGTATATGTTACTTTTCCTTTATTAGTAATACAACCATCACCATCAAACATACCTCTTAATAAAGAAGCAATGTTCTCTTTAGACCAAGATAAAACTTTATCAGGTATAACTTTAAATTTAGCTTTTTTCTTAATATCAAAACCCAAAGTCTTTAAAAATTCTGTTAGATGATAAGAATTAATAATATAATGAAAATCATCTACTTTTTTATATTTTATCTCTAATTTATCTAAACTTTCTGAAATATTATCACCACAAGTTATTACGATCTGTCCACCAATAATATTGCCCGATTTTTTAGAGATTATATCTCTAGCATATCCTTCTGCAATGTATAAACCGATAAAATATGCTATATCTTTGTTTATACAATTACAAGAAAATGTGTTTTTATTTTTATTCTTTTTAGGTAAAAATCCAACATAATTATTATTACCAAATATTTGTTGATTATACTTAACCGCAATATAATCACCAATTTTTAAATCTCTACTTTTTACATACCCATAAGATCCATTTGAATAAGCCCACAACTTATGATCTTCTGAACATTCTAAACTGTTATACCTAGTAGTAATAATGTTTGTTTGAGATTTTTTATTATTTACTATTATGTTACTACTGTAAAATTTATTATTACCTCTTACTGTATATTCTGGAACAAAATATGCACCTTCTTTATCCTTCTGTATCAAATTTTCTATCTTTCTATATCCTTTCGGTGTTAAAAGATAAGTATCTTTTGTTACACAAGAAACAACGATAATCTTGGAATTGTTACCAGATGAAATAGTCGGATATACAGATTGCATGAAATTATTAGCTACCTGCTCTGGTACGAACGCATATTCGTCCAACATCAAAAGCGAATATGTTCCACCGCGAACTGCTGATGCCGATGTTGAGGCTGCAATAACTTTGGATCCATTTTCTAATTCCATGGATGTCTTATTGCAAGACTTAACACCCTGTTGCATCCATTTTGGTAGATTCTCGTAAGCAGTCTGTAATCTTGATAAAATTTCTTTAGCCGTTTGTGCTTTGTTTGCTAGAATAGCAATTGAAGTGTGCTCATCAAAAAGCATATTGTGGATGAGGAACGCAACTGTTGTCGTTGAATTGTGTGTAGGTATAAAAGTTCTTCCACATAAAAATAGGTGATCTTCACTATCAACTGATAAACAAGCTACAGGTACACTATTAATTTTTTCTATTTTTTGTATGTAAATTCTTTTATCTTGAGATCTAGTCTTTCTATTAACATTAACATTATTGCATTTTCTTTGTAAGTTAAAAACTTGTTCGGTTGTTGTAAAAGATACAGTATAATATATTTGTCCTTTTAATCTTTTACTTCGTATTCTTGACTTGATTCCTAAGGAAGAAAGCAATTCCACAAATTGAAGAATTAACGAATAATTTTTTTGATAAAATTCAAAAGATCTACTATTTTTTTTAACAGAACCATCAGTATCCATTAAACCCCTTAATAAATTTAACCTATTTTCATAAGATGATCTTAGATATATCTGAGGTATATGTTTATTTCCTAATAAATTATTATTTTTTAATTTTTTAAATAAATTTAAACATTTAAATTTAATACAATTTCCTTCTTCTCTTTCGTATTCTACATCTATTTTTTGTTTATAATAATAAAAATCATTTTTATGAGCTATTATTCTTCCGCTATCTGAATATCCGTCACCCAACCATAATCCAAGTAAATATGGATCAATCGGTAATACATCATGTATGAAAGTATTCAGAGGTTTTGAATGTTCAATATAATAAGATCCAGCAAAACCAAAACCTTTTTTATTAGCTTTCTTTAAATTATAAGCATCAAAAATTTCTTTGGAAGAAATTATTTTTTTTTTCGAATTCCAATATGCGCTATTAACTTCCCATAAATGCTCAGAGTCTGCTACTATGCTATCACCATTGTCAAAGTATAATTTATAACAATCATGATTATACATAATATCAGTTTTTTTTATAACACTCACAGAATTACCATTTGGATCTAAAATACTATCTCCGATCTTAATATCACCCATAGTTGTCCATCCGTTGGGTGTGGGTATGGGTGTATCTAGAGAAAGAGCTTTCCCACTCTGCCTAGGGAGTTTACATATGTTGAATCTTTTGGTGTAAAAATTCTCCAGCATCTCTTCCTGAAAAGAATAAGGTTTGAAATTAACCAATCCTTCATTAAGAGTTACGATTTTAATATAATTCTTCGCAAAATAAATTGGGTCGTCAGAACACTTAGCAAGCTCTAGAAGTTGGTCTGGGGCCAGTTCAACTTCTATATTAGCTCTTTTAAGTAACGGATTACCGAGATAGTGTTCTTCCCTTATTGGCATAAATTAGTTACAATTCCAGCGTCTTAGCGCCTTATTGATTCTTGAATCTGGATCTCTAGCGGTTTTTGTGCTAGTTAACTTAGACTTCATCCCAGACATCCGCCGACAAAAGCTAGCTCTACGGCTTTTCCTTTTACCTGTGGGATTCTTTTCGGTAACAGCGGTCTGTAGTTTAGAACCGGGATTATCTCTCCGATAAGCCTTTACTGCCTTTTGGCTTAGACCATCAACCTTATCTTTGCGGTTGATTTTCTGCCAGGCTTCCTCTTCATTAACTTGAACCAGTGGCATTTTTGGATTCAGTTCGCTCACTCTAAAGCTAATGACTTTGGAGCCAGGATATACTTTTTCAACAGCGGCGAAGATCTCTAGTCTTTTAGGAATTCTTACTTGAGGGAAGAACATCTGAGTGACAATAATTTTGTTTCTCCAGTTAAGCATAATATTCATTAATTGACCACTTTGCGATTGAATTCTTACACCTTCTGGTAGATACTCCTCAGACTTTGTTCCCCAACTATTAGAGCCAACTTTACGACATTTTGAAAGAGCCAAACTTCCATATGCACTAGGCCAGACATCGTAGCGAGCCTTTACTTTATGATAACAAGCATCTTTTTTTGATTTTTCTTTTTTGGCTTCGTAGATTACTTCTTCGGTTTTAACATAAGTTGGTTTAGTTGCTCCACTTTTTTCCGGTTGGCTTGGATCCTTTCTATTCTTTCTTTTAAAAGCTCTTTCCTCTTCCTTATCTGACATATTTCTTGCCATCTTAGAGCTACCACATTTTGGTGTGGATTTCTGTCCTGGTTGTCTGGCACAAGGAGCGCCTTTATAAGGACCACCTAATTGAACCCAACCCGGAACCTTTTTTCCTGTTTTTGGGTCGGTTCCACTTGATTTACTGATCCAATCTCTAAGACTATTATCCCCAGATTTTGTATCTTCTTTTATAGGTGATTTCTCTACTTTAGAAAGTTTGGAATAATAATCCGGTCTTTCTGCTAGATGCTGAAGTGCGATGGATTCGGCCTCACTTTTATCTGTGGTGTGTTCCATCTCAACTTTTATTCCACGCTTCAAAGCTTTATCAATTCTTTCTGGAGTTGTTTTGTGCTTTTTTGCGATTTCATTGACACTCTTATGGGGCTTCATGTCACAGTCACAACCCATCTCAGCGAGAATTCTTTCTGTTAGAGTGGATTCTTTAAGTTTTGGTAGATCAACACCTACTTTCTTTTTAACTAATTCTTGATTAGGAAGTTGTTTCCTCTGAGAATCTGACATTCTTCTAAGTTTATCAGAACCAACTGCGGGTCTTGATTCTTTATGCTTCTCTGGGTTAATACTAAAACTTGATGCTTCATCTAACTCTTCATCCGAACCCAGATACTCAGCAGCAGTATCAATATAATCAGCACATTTTGTGATTTTTGACTGAACCCACGCCGGAAGTTGTTGATCTGATTTGTTTACTATCTTTCTTAGTTTTGAAACTGATCTCTCAATACTATCCAGCTCAAGCCGAGCCATATAACCTTCATCGTCTTTCTTTTTACCAGACTGAATTTCTTTATGGTCTTCAGAAAATATTGCCATTTGTATAAAATTAATAATTATTTATTATTCATTTGAGCTTTTAGCATTTTAATAGCTTCTGCGGTAGTTCCAATAAAGACTGCGTTATTATTTGTTACGTTATTAGTGGTCATCTTTTCAGTCTCCATATCTTTTAACTTAACATGAATATCAATAATTTTCTCTGCGGAATCAACAGTTTGTTTAATAAGTTGAGCGACGACTTCGTATGCCCTCGCCTGATCTGTTTCTTGTGCCAGTTCAAGAGCACCATCTAGAGCCTCTTGGCTTTTAGAAATGGTTGCATTAAGAACACCAAAAACATAATCAATGTCTTTGTCAAGTCTTGAAATTTCAGGATTAACAACAACCTCTACTGGAGATTCTTTTACAATAGAAGTTTCTTCGGGTGTGGATTCAATACCAAAAGTGGCGTCTAGTTCTTTAAATTTTTTCTGAGTGGCCATTATTCAAAAGTTCCTATGAATGAAAAAGGATCTGAAGGTGGAATTAAATCATCGTCTATAGTAGTAATATTTAATACATCTGAACCTTTAACATGTAATTTTGCCGTTGTATCATATGATGCTCTTGTTACATTTAAAATGTTTCCGTCTTTAGAATTCACATATAATGTTTCGCCGTTTATTACAATAAAAGACTTTTGGTTAATATTTGTCGCATCTGAAACTTCAATAATAGTATCCAAAGTTGTTGCATCTTTATTAACTGTAGTGACAACAGTTCCCGTATAATTTCTTGTTGCTTTTGGTGTTACAGTATATCGCACATCTTCAACCTTATTATCACCAGAAGAATCCCCAGAAATAAAACCAAAGGAAACCTTATCAATAATATTTTTATTTGTATTAGCTGGAGATATTGGAATAAAGAAGAAAATATCTGCTGTGAATTTTAATGTCCAAATAAGAGATCTTCTTTTTTCAAAATTACCTTCATAATCGTCGGTCATTTCAATATCGGTTAGGGTGAAAATAATATCCCTCTTCTCATTAATTTCTTCTAATAATACAACACTAACCGTATAACTGGGCCTAAAGTAAGGAAGAATCTGCTCAACAATTTGAAACATATCATCCTCAAGTTTAGTAAAAATACCTAATTCAAGATATAAGGTGTAAGCAACCGGAAGATATCCAGAACGAGTATTGTTATTAGTATCTCTAGAAATAAAAGATTGTGTTGCGGTAGTTTGTCTTGCGCTATCATAACGAAGATTAACAATCTCCATTGACATTCTAGGGAGTGTAATCTGAATTGGCTTACTTAAATCTGGAGATTGTTCTAAGCGTGCTAGAAACTTTTGTGTTGGACCATAGGCAACAGGAACTCTAATGGTTGATACAACATCACCGTCGTCATTTTTATGTTTGATGTAGATGTTATTGAATAATGTTCCAAAGGCATAAATTACTCGCCTTAATGATTCGTTATAAAAATGCTGAAACATTATATTCTCCCAAAGATGTTATATTCCACATCATCAATAACTTTAGCAGCCTCAATCTGAATATCGTTATTTTGAACAAAGGGATTTATGGAGACTCCAATCTGTTGATAGTCAGTAACACTCATAGTTGTGATTCCTGACTGTATTGTATATTGTGCGCCGGATTCTGCCCCGGTTATAACTTCCCCAGCGACAAAAGATCCAGTCATGTTACCGACTTGAAGGGTATTCGTCGGTTTATCCCATTGCTTCACTCTAGCACTATTACCAGTAATATTTCCACTTACAATTTCATTATAATTGAATGTACCGCTGGCACTACTTGATGGATTGCCCACAATAATTTCTGGTACGGCAGTATAACCTATACCACCTCTCACTATTCTTATTTGGGTTAAAGCTCCATTTTGAATAACACCTCTTAAGATAGCTGTAGTGGAAGCAATACCAATAACTGTTATTGTTGGCTCTGCGGTATATCCTGAACCAGGATTTGTTATTGATGTTATACCGAGAACACCATCTGCAATAGTTGCCTCTGCAACGGCTCCAACTCCACCACCACCACCGTAAAATGCTACTGAAGGAGGAACAGTATAACCAAAACCCGGATTAGATATTTCTACTCCTTGGACTCTGAATTTAGATTCATCTGGTTCACAAAGGTCCACAATACCTCCGATCATGGTTGCGATACCAGTAGCGGTTATATTTGAAGAAGCTGAAAATTCAACCGTTGGGGCTCCAGTATATCCTTCACCACGATTTTTTACAATAACACTTGTTACACCACCATTAACAATTGTACCCGTTAATGTTGCTGTTATTCCAATACCGATTAATTGATAAATTTCAGTATAGATTTCATTTTTAACAGTCTCATCAATAAAGGAGTATCCAGTATCAATAATTTCATCTTGATATCTGAAAAGTTCACATCTTAGCCCATAAACATAATTCTTTTGGAGTTGATAAAATGGTGTCTCGTGGTCAACATATTTTATTTCAAACAATCTATCGCCGAGTGGAAACCAGATAAGATCACCTTCTTTTGGTCGTGAAGGTAATTCAATATCAGGAATATTCTGGATAAGTGGTGCGATATAATTACTAAAACGTTCCTTTGAAATGATGAGATTCAAGTCTAGTTCGGGCTTGATACCAAATTTACTTAAAAGAGTTCCAGCACCTTCATATCCTTCGTAAGTGTCAACATAGGCTTCTAAAGGAAATGCTGATGTAAATTGAGATTCAATAACCTCTCTTATGACCTTTCTTTTTGTCACATAGAGTCTAGGGAGATAATAAACGTCTATGCCGTGCATTTGAATGCACTCGTTCATTAAGTCCTGAAGAAGACCTTGTTCAGAGTTAGAGCCTTGTAAAAAGAAAGGATTTAACATTTAAATTAACCAATAAGATCTAGGGGCGGAAGTTCATAAGTGTTACTCATTTCCTCTCTTATAATATCCAGTTCTCTCTGAGCATCATCATAAATTTCTCTACCGTTTAGTTCAACTCCACCAGGGAGTTTAACACTGCGGAATTTTAATAGGTTTGAACCCCACTGTCTTTTTATAAGAGCTGTAGTATATCTCTTTAGAAAAGAATCGTTCCAGACTTTGGTTGATTCCGCTGGATCCAAGGCCCTGTAGCACTCAATCAACAGATAAGAACCGACAGACATTGTACTCCAGTCAACATCAATATAAAGCTTCCCTTCTCTTTTATTGAATCTAATAGGTTTTTCTGTTGATAAAATCCAATCAATATCTTCTAGATATCGTTTAACCATAGTATAGGATAACAGTTCCGTTGAACCCCAGAAGTATAAATCGTTTAGAAACAACTGATACTTAAGGCTAAACATATTGCTTGAAAGAGTGTTTGTTCCTTCAAACTTGAAAATCTTGGTTACACCAAAAATATAATCTGGAATTTGGATATAGTTTCTATCTTGTTGGAATGTATAATTTTTTCCCGCACTTGTGGTAGTTGTTATTCCGGGATTGATTCTACCTTTCGCACGATCTATGTCTTCTTGGGTAATTTTATACTTTAGGTAAGTGAGTTCAACCCCGTCAAAATGGCGCTCTTGAAAATACTGAATCGCATCATCTACCCTATCTTCTATTTGTTCTTGGGCGATATTTATCTCAAGAACAGGAGCACCAAGAGCCCGTAAGCAATATTGAATAAATTGTTCTCTACTTGCGGGTTGGGCCATTATTTTTTACCTAAGTTTATAATAGATTCTTGTTGTATTAAATAAAGTTTTAAAAAGTCTTTACACACAACCTTAAGGCTATCAATATCATCTAAATTATCTATATCTCTAGATAACTTTTCGTAAGTAAACATACGATTCATATCTTCTAGTTTATGGTTTTTTAACATCGGATGAAAAAGCTAATAGGAGATTTTTAATTTCACAAAGATCACTTTTTAAACATTCTATTTCTGTCTGCATTTGGTTAATAGATTGATGTTCGGCCTCTTTTTGTTTTCTCATAAGCAGATATTTGTTATATTCGCTAGAGTTTGTATTGACGATAGCATTCGTTGAGATATCTCTGGCTAGACTGATATCTGATTCTATGGAAATTAGGTCCGACATTTTATGCTAGGGCGATGGAACGAATATCATTGACCTTTGGTACATAAGATTGATTTGTTGAAGTAAAGATCAATTTAATCCTAAAGTATCTGAAAGGTGGCAGATTATTGGAAGTAAATTCGTACTCCCTAAACTCTTGTGGTTCAAACGATAGGGTATTACTCTTTTGAGTAAATCTATCAGGAGTTCCATCGTTAAGACTTGAATTTACTGTGTTCCCCAAAGAGTCAATATTACTATAACCTGGGAACAACTCAAAAATTGGATTGGAATTCTCTTCAAGATCAATTGAATAAAGTGCTCTTATGTCAGAATATGTGTTAATGTCAGCACTTACATAAAGTTTAAGTGAAGTTGCTGGAATTTCAAGTCTATGAGCTTTAGAAACATAGATAAAAGCATTTTGATCTCTTGTTAGAGAGTTTACACGATTATCACCGGCATAATTATCTACAATTTTATTGATTCTGTTGGAAGTGGTGATAATACTGGCTCTTGTTATATCAATACAAGGACTGATTCTACTATCTAATGTTGATAGATTAGTAATAATATTGAATGATTTATTGCCAGGGAGAGAGGTTAGATTGTTAATTTCATTGACTCTAGAACAGATAATTCTAGGACTATCAAAGTAATTGTATTCACCGAGAGTTATATCAGAATAACCTTTATCTTCAAAGGAAGTCTCTGAACCAGAAACACTTGTTCCAGAAACACTCCTAACCTTGGCTGTAATGCTAGTATTATTGGGAATGAAAGACTCCAGAGTTGGTGTTATCATTTCATACGGCATATTTTGTGTTGCCTTAACTTTGGATCCACCAGATGATTTACTATCAATAAAATAAATCGCTGGATAAAGACCTGATCCTGTTCTATCGGTAATAACCTTACTACCAACAGTTTCTGAACTTTGTGAAACTTTAATTGAATAATAATCTAAACCAATCGGATTGGTGATGGTTGCATCTTCTAGTCTATGAGTTTTATTGATTCTTAACAGAGAAATACCACCTAATTCATATTTGTAAACATCAGAATTAATATCATGAGTTAGAGGAATCGTAGAATCAACACCACGGGTGATATTATTAAGAGATCCCGTTGTCACCGAAGTATATTTGATAACTTCACCATTAACACTGACGTAACCAGGATTACTTTCGTCTACTGGATATCCTTCAAAGGTTGTAAAGTTGGATGATACGCTTACAGAAATACTAGATGTTGCAGTATTAGAAAGCTGGGCTGTTAGTTTCGCCGCCTGGGTATCGGGTTCAACATCTTTAACAGTAACATAATTTAGATCCGAGTGCATTCCGTGATTAGAATGTTTTACTCTAAAATGTAGTCCATCGTTTTCAATTTGAATTGGTGCGGTGATTGTTACATTGCCACCAGTTATAGAATTAACTTGAGTTGAAATACCGCTGGAATTGAAATAATAAAGGCTATTACCAACACCGACGCCAGTGGAGAAGTTTCCTTGAACATTATCAAGAATAATCTCATTGAACTGTGTCACTTGACCGATAGAAATTCTAACGTTTCTACCAAGAGCATTTGCACCGATTTGAGTTGGTTGTAGAACATCTCCAACCTGATAACCAGAACCACTATTAACGATAGTTGCACCAATTGCGACACCATTAGAAATAGTGATGTTCGCGGTCGCGTTTCTACCAGTTCCTGTTATTGGTGAAAGGGTTACATTGCTATAGGTGAAGCTTCCAGAAGCAGGAGTATAGCCAATACCAGCAGAAGTTACTGTTAATCCACCGTCAGTAGTTCCACCTGTTGCTAGACCAACCTTAGAAACATAAATGCCTTTCGCACTACTGCTAGGTTGATAAACTGTTTGCCCATACTTAAGATTTGCAATACTTTCGGTAATAGTTACTGCTAAGCCCAATCTTACACGCCTTGAAATAAGATCTAAAGGATTACGTGTTAGTAGAGGAATCTGAGAATTTGCCTCATTTAGGTCAGGATTATAGAAATTAATGAAACCGTTTGTTGCTGTAAAATCAGCACGATACAGTGTGAACTTAAGGTCTTCAAACTGACTTGGTGTCCATGTTGAGGCATTTTGTGACTTAAACAGTGAGCCTAGAGTAGGTTGAGTTTCTACGATTTTCTTACTGATAGAATCGCGCTCACCGAGTCTTGAGATCCAAACTCTATAAGAAGTTGAGTTGGAGAGCAGAACCATTGAATACTCTTGCCCAGACTCAATATAAACTGGTGAACTAAACGTGAAAGTTGTAGGAACAGAGCCATCACTGGAGATGTTTACATTATCTGGATTAAGAGTTACTTCACTGAAAGGTAGAATAGTTTTCGTAGGAGTACCCAATTCCATTGTACGAATTTGGCATCGTACAGGAATTGATACATCTTTTGATTCAAAATATACATCTACCTTTGTTAGATAAACTCCAGTAGGATCGTCACAAGAGAAAGATTGTGCTAACGGGTCAATGTATAGTCCAGTGAACACTTCTTCGGTTTTGGTTTCGGTGAATGTTCTATTGACAACTTTCGCATTTCTAACAGAAAGAACTTTTTCTTGTACAGATTGCCTCTTACCTTCGGCAAAGAATTTTGATTCTGCCGCACTTAGAGGAGTTCCTTTTACTGGGGTATTTGATTGATTGCTTGTTAATTTAAACGTTTTTGTTCCAGCACCAAAAACAGGATTTTCCGGCACATTAGGATCGGGAATCAAGAAGGATCCAACAATATCACCATTAGCGTCTGTAATTAAACGGTTATTGGTAACTCTTGCCTCTGCTTTGCTACTTTCTCCAATAAGAATGAAACCACTTTGGATTCTACCGTAATAATTCCCCTGTGATTTCAGTGACAATGATGCAGTGTCAACGTTAAGAATTGTGCTGGTTGAAGTATAAGAAGTTGGGAGTGTTGTATTACGATATGGTTCAGTCTGATAGATCTCTGATGGTGAATTAAATTTACCGTCTTTATGGTTTGGTTGTGCAAGTCTAAAGGATCCTTCTATGTTAGATCCAAAGCGCACCCGAACAGTCTCACCGATAACAAATGTACCAGAAGTCATAGTAACTTCCAGAAGTTTAGGTGAACAATATTTCGTTACGTCAACACCATCAAAGAAAGGATACACTTGAATTCCTTTCTGCATACCAGAACATTTAAATTCAATGTTTCTGGACCGCATATTTGGTAAAATATCAATGGCTACAACAGAATCACCGAGAGATTTGGTGTCAAAAATTTCTGTAACAATAGTTTGATTGCCGCTTCTACCAAAAATAGCATCTTTGGCTTCCACGAATAGCCCTCTATTGGGAACAACACCATTGTTTACCGCATCATTAGAAGTGCCAGTCCAACGCGAAGGACCCAATACACGACGGCCCTGGAATACTGAAGGAACTCCTCTATTAAAACCTCTACCAGGAACCCAGCGAGGATTACCATAACCGAGAAGAGACCAAGATCCCCAGATGATAGGACCAATGCCAGTTTGTGCATTAACCCCACTATCTCTAACCATCCGATTTAATGTGTCAAGATAATCACCTTCAACCTGAATAGTCTTTGGGTTTAACCGAACGGTATCAACCCAAATATCAGAAGAAGGATTAAGATCAACAGTTCCTTCCCAGAAACTTAAAATATATGGTTGTACATTTTCAACTCTCGTGGCAAAAGGTTGATTTAACCATTGAATATTATCATATTTTAGTGTAATAATATCTCCGGTCTTTTGAATTCCCTGACCAAGAATATCATCAGTAGCAATACTGGAATAATCAATATTGGTTGTTGCACCAACACCCAAAAAGTCCTTAGTGCCAACTACAAGATTAACAGATGACGTGTAATGAGAAGGTCTCATACCACCATTAATAGGATCAACAGAATTTCTTATACCAACGCTTTCTTCTTGTGGTAGAAGTGTTCTAAAGTTATCAACAAAGAAACCTGATTTGAATCTGTTAAGACCAAGATTGGTATTATCTGGAATGAACAGATTGGAAGTTTCAGTCTCTAAGAGAGATAGTGTAGTATAAGCCTCTAGATTTTTAATTCTATTTTCAAGTTTAGAGATATCGGACATTTGATATCTCTTATAATCATATTGTGTAATAGATGCTTTTGTAGTATCGTACAAATATGCAGGTAGAAATACTTTAGCGATTTCAATAGAATCGTCTACAGCTTGAGGTAATGCTGGTTCATCGGCAGGAACACCTTTTTGTACAACAAAATTGCCGTCCTTATTAAGGAAAATTCTATCTACTCTAGGCTGATAATAATTAAAATCTAATACGATACTTTCATCGGATGCCAGAATATTTGATGCCGAGTTTCCAGTCTGAGTGAAGATTCTTCCTTCAAATTCAAACGGAGATCTAACATTTTCCTGTACACTAAAGTTGTCAACTCTTGGTCTAATATCAATAATATCAGTGTTTCTTATTTCATTTTGTGGTTGAATATCTTTTCCATAATTAAAGGTTAGATAAGAAGATGCTGTTGTAACGTCTCCGTTATCTTGGACATCATAATATAGATTATCAAAATAGATAATAATTTTTGATTGTGGGTCTAACGAACCTTGTTTTCTTATGATCTTACTATAATCATAATATGATTCTCTTTGGCCATTATCAAATATAAAAGATTCTGTAATATTTTTGCTGTTATTGGTAATCTGACTAACGGTAGCTTCTATAGAAGATTCGTTAAATTTTACAATTTCACCAATACGGAATTCTGAGCTATTTTTGTAGATGAATAGAATTTCATCATTATCAACAATACCAGCACAGATGGCAACGGCACCACTGGTATTTCCGATAAACTCTTCACCAACAAGAAGAGAAGCTGTGGTGTTATTAGGACTAATATTAGCCAGAACGATCTTTGGTGCTGAAGGATTTTGTAGATTCTGGGACTCAAAAACTGCATGTACTCTGATAACATCAGGAACATTTAAACAAATTTCTGAGTCTTGTACTCTAGTACCATAAGGATAGCTACCATAATTCAAATTATCATTACGAGTTGTGGTTCCAATACCTGAGGAAGGTAGTGAAGACTTATCAACAACAAATGAATTTACTCGCTTTTTCTGCTTAACTTTAGATTTGACGTTGATTTTTCTCTGAGTTGTTATGAGAATAGAATTTATATCGTTAGCGCCTAGACCATTTACTCTTAGTTGCTTACCGTCGGAAGATATATCAAACTTGTCAGAACTTAGAGATTCAATAACTCCAGTAGAACGAATTAAAGAATATCGCTCTTCATCATAAGGGAGGAATGTAAAATCTCCATCCGCAGTTAGAGTATTAGTTGAATTCGCAGTAATATTTACCTTATACTGTTTCCTTATGCTAAGATTTGACTCCGACAGATCAACAATTGAAACATTCTGTCTTGGTAGTGGAGTGTAGAGTCGTGTTTGATCTCCAGAAGAAACACTTGTTTGTACGAGAGTTAGGTCTGTAAGATTTGTTGCTGCTACTGGAAGTTTTCCATCATAAACACCAGAAACGGTTGTCACTCCTGTTACAACAAGACTGGTAGATTGACTATCAGAACTAACAGATTTAACCTTGGCTAGTATAGGAAGAGATGATTGTGAAGGTAAAGAGAATCTAACAAGATCATTATTTGAGAAACTATTGATATAATTTAAGCCGTTAATTTTGATCGTTGCTTCGTTAGCGGCTTCGGCCGAAATGGAGCAAATGCCAACAGCGAGAAAATCAGACTGAATAACATCAGCATTGAATACACCAAAAGTAGAATTACCATAAACAGACTTAACATTGGAGATACTATAAGTTGTTACGGCAGTACCAATTCTACTGTTTACGATATTATTAATTGTGAAAGATTCATTGTCAACAAATTTGCCGGTAACATTGTATAGAACAATACTTCTGGAGTTTGAAACTGAAGCTTTTAAGTGTCCGGTTGCACCACTGGAATTGCCGGTGAAGTAAGCTGGAGTTGAAAGAGTTATCGGCTGATTAAGAGTTACTTTTGTAAAAGGCTGCACATCGTAGAGTGTAGTATCCCACACATTAGTATCCAGAAGAGACTGATAACCGCCAGATTCTAAGGCAAAGTCATAAACTCTGGCAACACCAATTTCATCGCCAGCGACTGTGGATGATCCAATACCAATTCTGCTGTCTCTTAGCGATAAAACATAAGTATTACCAATTCCGATTTCTGGAGTACCATAAACATTATTGAGGGATAATGTGGTTCCAGTTGAATATATGATTGATTGATTACCAATTTTCTTTGTGGTTCTGGGTTTTTCAATATCAAGAAAAGTTGGGGAATTTATTTCAACTTCATAACCCCGAACATACGCCTTGCCGGGTGACATTTTGTAGATAGCAATATCATCGGAAGGTGTGTTGCCCTGATAAGTCTTTGAACCGCTTAGAAAAATACCATTATTGCCGACTAGATTATTAAGCGACTCCTCACATGAAACATCAAAGCGATTTACGTAATAATCTCCAGACTCATCATAAGTTCTCTTTGCAAATTTTTCTTCAATGATATTGTATAGTGGATCATTGGGATTGTTTCGGATCAATCCATTTTCAATACGTGCAATTTCAACAAAGTTATCAGAAAGATTATCACTGATAACTTTCTTGTCTAAGATTGCTGCTATTTTGAATCTGTCGGCCCCAGGCGCAGCGTAATTATTGAATCCTTTAGCGTTATCTGTTAATGAAGCGTCAATATCGGAAGTGATTATCTCTTCTACAACAGTGAAACCAATTTTATAAGTTGGGTTATTGGAATACTGATCAAGAAGAATGGTTTGGGTGTCAACAGCTACAAAATGTCCTCTAAGGTAATAAACACCTTCGGAAACTGTAAAAGTTGAAGCCAATGAATTGCAGTTAAGAGCAATAGTTTTAGCGATGGCCTGTCCAGCTTCAAAGGCTATCTGAGAAGTTACGATACTCTCTTGAACTAGGATGTTTTCTCCATCAAGAAAAGTTAATTGTGAATTATTTACATTACTCGCAGAAAGATAATTAACATAAAGAGTAACACTACCTCTTTCTGATTCTCTTGAAGTTAAAACAGTATCAATGGTCGCTTCTATACCAGAAGTGGAACCCAGAATTTTCTTACCTACTAGAAAAGATAGATAAACCTCAAGATCTACACCAGCAAATGTATTTTCTACTTCTACAGAACTATAATAACGATTATAGCTAGTTTGTCCCGGAATTACCTTTGCACCTTCTTTAAAAATATGATCCCCAAGAGACTCAATCTGATTTTGAAGAATAGATTGAAGATTATTAATTTCCCTAGCTTGTACGGGAAATTCAGGTTTTATTAGTACCTTATAATACTTCTTATTCGGATCAAAATCATCAAAATAGGGAGCGACGTTTAGGTTAGTCTCTTGTGGCATAGTAATTAGAACTGAATGTTAATTTTGATATATTCTTTTTGGTTAGGAGATCTATAAACAGATGGTCTATTGTCAACAGTAACAATATTACCTGAGTATTTTTTCACCTCTGGTTGCGATACACCACCAACAAAAGATTGCCCGAGTTGATACGTTCTATTATTTATTACTGTGGTTATACCAGGATTAGTTTCTGTTCCAAATGAAGAATCAATATTTAAATTTAAATTATTAGATTCACCTGAAATAATCAGCGTTCCACCAGCAGAAGGTGTTGAACTAAACCTGTTCATATTGAACCCATAAGTTGGATTATTATTTCTGGTTCCATTCGTATTAAATCCAACAAGAGTTCTATCCTGCCAATACTTAAGAACACCAGTATAAGAGTCATATGAAGCCACTCTACCGACGGCAGTAACACCTGTTCCCACTGTTTGTGTGATTAGACTGTCTTGAATAAAAGTTGCGTTCTTATAGTCGTTAACGCTTGTTATGCCAACTAACTTAAGTGCATATAACGCACTTACTTTATCATCTGTCATAAGAGTATTGGAGTTAAATCTTTGAGGATTTTGTACAATGCCAACTCTTGCGAATTCGTTCTGTTGAATGAAGTCTGGGTTATCTGAGTCATTTTCAATAATATTCTGAACCATGACCCTATAACTTCCAAGTTCATTATAGATGTCGTAGCCGTGGCCACCAGAAGGAGGAATAATAACATCAAATTCTGGTCTTGTTGAGCCTAATGGAACTCCCCCGGCAGAAAGATCAACGCTACCATATGTGTAATTATCACCACCAATGGAAACTGTTATTGAATCAACCTTTGAGTCATTATTAACAACTATAGTAGCAAGAGCCCCAGATCCGTCACCTTTAATAGGAACATTTGAATATGTGGAATTTGGTGTTCCGACACTTATACCACGGTTTCTAATAATAACAGTCTTAATCTGACCGCTAGTAATCGCATTGTTTTTTACTAAAGAAGTCTGAGGATCAATTCCCCACTCTTTGGGTAGTGGGATGTAATAACCACTATCAAATTTGATAATATCGCTAGGTTTAATGGTGAAGAGATACTTCCAGATATATCCGTCTCCACTCGTTCCTGCGGTTGCGGGTTCTAAATCTTTGAAGAATGGTTCATCAAGAGAAGGTCTGCCAAGAGGATATTCGGGGTTGGTTCCGTTGTTTAAACAGATATAAACATCATAATTACTGTTTAAAACATAATAATTTGAAGTGTATAGACTTGTTGCCCCTGAAGGTTTAGCTGTATTGGATACGCTAATATCATGTCGGTACATATCATAAATTGTACCTGAAGACCAAATATTTTTCTTTACTACCAGCCTAACATCATCAGCTTTGATCTTTTTAAGTGCGATCATTGTATCCCAATAATCGTTCTCTTCGGAAAAATTATCTTTTGGAATTTGTGGAGATTGATCCCAATCGCTTTTATAAGCTGTTGGATTCAGCAGACCAATAAAAGTATAATAAGAATTTGTTGAGGTTGTTATACCAGCAACAAATTGTTTAGCATTGGTTATTCGTAACTTATCCTTTTTAATCGCCGCCATCTTTGATGTTTTTACTTATTTAGATGTAATAATTCTCGTATTTTAGTGGTTTTGTTCTCAACACAACAGGAGAAGTTGATAACCCCGCTGAGTTAAGATTGAATATGGTTGGATCTTTTCTGTTGAATGAATGTAATCTACCCCAGCTAAAATCACCATAATAATTGCTATAACCAATTCCTGTTACAAAACGATCAACTTTGGTAGTAACTTCCACAACAGCGGTAACACCAATACCAGGGACGCCAGTTTGTGCTATGGAGACGGAATACGCCCTATAAACATTATCTATAAATGTAGTTCCTATGCCAATAACAGATCCATCGTTATTTAATGACCTTATTCCATTCTCAATATTAGAATTGCTAACAACAAAATAAAATCCTGTTGAGATTCCACTAACGTTACTTATGATATAATTTTCTTGTCTTAATGGTGAAGTTGGTGGAATATAGAATTGGAATACCAAACCTGTTGAACCAACACCTATGGTTGATGTTTTGATTCCAGTAACTTTTCCAAAATCTCCATCATAATACACATTTGAAATTGTTTCATAATTTAGATTGCTGTCATCAAGTGAAATAATCGTGACAGATCTATGTTGTGTATCACTATCAAGATACTCGTTTTTATTATCAAAATAACTTCTAACGTTTTCAACAAAAATTTGTGTGGCTCCAATAGAAACAGGGGAGATTATTCTGGTTGCTGGCGTTATAATAGGTTCTAATGTTACGCGATTTTTACCGATAATCTGTCCGTTTAAAATCAAGTCTTCTGTTTGTTGGCAGAGGGTTAGCGGTCTAATACGGGTCTCATCTTCAGAAACACCAGGACCAGAATATAGATAGGTCTCAAGAGTATCAACAGATAAGATATCTGTTACGAGTCTACCATTTTGTTGATAATCTATATCTTCACTATTAATAGTAACGTTATCACCGATCTTAATTTCTTCAATAATATCAACATCAAGAGTATCATATTGGCTTGTACCTCTGTAGAAAATTACTCTAGATGTATCAGTTTCTGTCGGAGGTTCATTGAAAGATACGATGCTACCACCATTGAAGGTATAAGACTCTCCTGGAATTTGCAGTATATCATTAATGAAAATAAGAAGGTTATAGGAAAGGTCAAGATCAGATCCTTTACGCTTTTGGATTGAAACTGGGTTATTAGAAATTCTTAGTTGGAAGTTTCTTCGTGATCCATTGAAGAAATCATCAAAGGAATCTAGTGGTTGAAGATCACCAACAACCCAAGATGAGAATTTATCATTGAAAACTTCACTAACATTGAGTTTGAATGGAATGTATGGTTTTGAGGTATCAGTCGGAATACCAACAGACCCGCCAACGGGAATATTAAGAGCTTCACCAACTTTATATCCATAACCACTATTGATGATTTCAAAACTTATAACACTGCTTCCTTGACCAACAACAATATTAACTTGACCTTCAACACCAGAACCAGATGAAATAAGGGGGATATTTGAATATGGTAATGGATCATCAAAAATAACTTTTGGCGGGTTATATGTTTTAATACTTACTGTTGTGGCCACAGAAATTAAACTGTTCGCGGTAAAAGCCGTTCCGATTGTTACTGCGGTTGAACCGATTCCAGTAATAATTGCATTTGTGATAGCAGTACCGACACTAATGCGGTTTGTTGTTGATATCCCAGAGGTTACATTGAAAGGTATTATGGTAGAACCAATAGAAACTATACTATCGGTGTATGAGGTATAGGTTGTTGTAAAGTTAGTGTATCTGATTCCGGGGTTTGTTATAGCAACGCTGACAACACGCCCATTTGTAACAGTTGCGGTTCCAATAAACTGAATGGAAGGAGTTTCAGAGCTTTCTGTTTGAACACCAACTCTGACGGTTTGTACACCATTACGATAACCTGAACCGCTATTACCGATGGAAATGGATTGTATAGTTCCAGCGGCAGAAACTAATGCTGTCCCTCCAGCAGATACTAACGGTTGGTAACCAAATCCTTGAGTTGATCCAGCTGAGACTATAATGCCGCCGCGAGGAATAGAAGCGTTATTTACATCATAGGTTACTGAAGTTGCCGCTCCAGTAAAGACTATTGATGAAACACCAACGTTCTCTGTAATATTGTATTCAAATTTTGGTGATTGGAAAATACCATTAATCAATACGATAGCATTTCTATCTTCAGTTGTGTCTACTTCATTTTTATTATTGGTGAGTTTGAAAATCTTAGTCTTACCGTCAAAGCTAGAAGAGATATCATCAATGATGTAATTATCATAATAAGTTTTATTTTGCGAATTTATGTCACCAGAACGGTTGAATACTCTACCACCAAAAGTATAATTGTATAGATATTCCTCATTACTTACAAATCTAGGAGCTTCATAATAAAGAGAATTTCTTATGATATTGTAATTACCTTTAATTTTTGTTGTTAAGGCGTTCTGGCTATGAGTTGCAATACCAGTACCCAGTCGTGATCTATCAACCAATAAAGTATTTGTTGAACCCACACCAACAGCTAGGACTTTAACAATCTCATTATCAATCTTGAGGAAATCACCAGAAACAATCAGATTGGAGGAATTAACAGAGATCTTGCTATCAAAAGATTTAATTTCTCTGGTAAGGAATGTTGTAGTCCCTGTTGATACTATCGGAGATTGAATCATATTATCAACAGTTATCAAGGATCTCACATTTTGAGAAGTAGCAACGAAAGAATGTGAGGTTCCAATACCTATAGCTGTTATATTAAGAGTTCTAGCAGGAGCTGCAAGAGCGTCAGAAGCAGAGGCTGCAACTCTTACATCCAAGTCATTTACCTTTACGAGATAAACTGTTGAAGGTAGTAATGAAGTAGTACCCACACCAACAATAAAGGTCGTACCGATTCCGATGGGGGTGTTATCATATTCATAAGCAACTTCCTCTCCGGTAACAAAGAAGTGGTTTGGGAGTCTAATTGTATTTTCTGTTACGCTTACACCCGAATGGCTTTGGGCGTTGAAAGGTTTGATAAAGATTGGTTGATTATTGTGTAAGAGTTCAAAATTGTCATTTACGCCATATAATGGAGATTCATAATTTGAATAGTTACTATCAATTGAGAACGATGTGTTTATGGCAACAGTGGAGTTGTTATTATTATTATTAGGAACGATAATATTATGAATACCTCTGACCGAATAATATTCTGAGTTGTTGGGCTTAAACGCGATAATAACAGAATTACCAGAAACATAAGAAGAGATAATTCCTAATTGTCCAGCAGTATTGTTGATCGCATACGAGGTATAATATGTTTGATTTGTGCCCTCATTATACATGTCAACAAATTCAAGAACTGTACATTGAGATCTCGTTAGGTTCTCAATACAAACAATATTATATGAAGCAGTATTTGATTTTGGATATGATAATAAAGCAGTAGAAATTCCACCAGAAGTTGTTACTGCTGTAGATACAATTGTGTTTTGATTAATAGTCGTTGAACCGACTCCAACAAAAGACCGATTGTTAATAATGCTGGCGTGGGTGTTAACATAATACTGAGTTCCGGTTCCAACAGTATTCGGAATTAAATCAATATTGATATTGTTCCCATTATAATAAGCATGATAGGTGCCGATACCATTAGTGTTTGGTGAAGCGATAAGATCACCATAGGCAACCAGCTTAACATCCGTACCGTTACCGACTAGGCTTAGTTCATTCAGTTCGTAATGTGAATTATTAGTAAAGGCAATACCGATCATGAATTTGGCGGCTCTTACTGAAGACGAAATTCCAACAATCGTTGTTGTTCCTATACCGATATTATGGATTGCTCCAGAATATTGAATTCTTGCCACACTACCGAGACCAACACTTGAGATCCCCAGAGCATTTTTACCAACACAATAAGAGAATGTATTGATATAATAGCTGGAATTCTGGAAGTCTGTTGGTAAGAAAATAAGCTCATATTGATTATCAGCTAGACCATATCCAAAAGAGCCAAATACTTCTCCTGCAGTCAGTTCAGCGTATTGATTATTGATGACGTTTTCTTGATTAACAAGAACATTAATAATACTGAAATTGGTCTTGTCTTCGTACCATTTATCTCTAATGAATACAAAATACCGTTTATAATAGCATTCAGTGGTATCAAAAGTATCAACAATTTCATAATCAAAAGAAATGTCCTGATTTGCGAAATCAACGATAACTTCATCAATGCTCAGAACTCTGTTGCTAATAGATTCAATATAATCCTGAAGAATAACCGACTCAAAATAGATTTCGTTAGAGCTTAAGCTACCGTCAATATTGAATGAGTTTTCCCGCACTAGATCAAAATTATCAATACAGTTCATATTAAGATCTATATTGATATCGTTAACAGAAATGTGTTCAAAACTTTCTTGGGTTGTTATACCTGCTTCTGAAATTTCTGTGTAAACAATAAGATCGCTAAACTTTTTAAATCCAGACGGGTGAACTAGATCAGAAACAACCTCGTTCCACTTTCTATATTCAATAGTTGAATTTAAAGAGTATGAAAAATATTGATAATAATCATTATCATGGAGTCTCTGTAAGTTATTATTGAAGAATCCAGTCTCACGCTTCCAACCATCAACCACCTCGGAAGTTGACTTGATATTCAGATAGCCTTCAAATTCTACAATATCTGAAATTAATATTGTGGTTTTTGATGTTTGTCCAGTAAGCTTATTACCAATAGTAAGAGTATCTTCAGTCAAAACCTTGATATAATTATTGGTTAAATTCTGATCAATAATTACACCATTAGCTCCAGCACTATAAATGTTCTCACCAAGAACAAAATCATTTCTGGTTAGGAAAACTTCAAAAGTTGGTATGTATTTTTCAGGAACAGCATTACCTTTTAGTGTGAGCCCTTTATAGGAACCTAATACTTCACCAGCGGTCAAATATTCTGACATACTATAACCAAAAGTTGCACCAAAACCACCGATATTCGGGTCAATGTTTTTGATTTCAAATAGAGCGTAATTATAGAGTGAAGAATTATATCCTTGCTCCCCGTCCCCAACAATAACATTTTCAATTAGAACTTTTTTACCAACCTCAAACGGGAAATCACCAATATCACTAAATTCACTATCAAGAACAACTGTAACATCCTTGGTTGCAGAGTTGTAACTGATATTACTTATAGCGATACCAACGGAATTGTTTGTTGGTATCAAATATGGCTGGGTTCCTACAATCTCTTGTGTATTTTTTAATACTGAAACTGTCTGCTGTGTTGGAGAGTAATCAAATACAGCTTCAAGAATAGGATTATTGTTGAAATTGTCAATAAGAACCAACTGAGGTGGTGTATAATATGTTACTGGAGTATTAACTACTTCTACTCTATCAATGGTATAGAGTGGTTCGGCCTTAACGATCTTTGGAAGATTGAGTTTCGGCTTCACTGTTTGATCAGTTGAATACTCAAATCCAATATCATTAATTGTTATATTCTTAATAGAACCAATACCAATGTTGGAGACCTCTAACTTTGCACCTTTACCAGCAAGAGTTTCTAGATTTGTGATATTGGGTAACGAATAATTATTATGGTTATTTTTCGTTATTTGAATATCTTTAATACCACCAACATCATTGATTGAATTAGTATCATAGCTTATATCGCTTGTCGCTGACGTATATTGGTAGGTGTCATCAATATTTTTTGAATCGCAAGTGAAGGTTGAAGAAGTTGTATTCTTAACCTTATATTTTTGATTTATTGCTGGGAATTTAATATGCAAGGTGTTGTGGTTAACTTGCTCTAGGTCATTAACTATTCCATATTTTATTGCTGGGATACTTGAATCTACTGGTGAGAAGTTATAAAAAATGGTAGTTCTTGTGTTGT